TTATTTTTTCAACTCTTTGCTGCTCTTTACCTAAAGCTTTTATTTCTTTTTTAGTAAGCCCTAAATCTAAAAGCATATCAACTTGCTCTTGAGTTTTAGTTTCTTTTTTCATTGTAATAACATCTTCGATGGCTTGCTCTTCAGGAGTTAATACTTTTGCAGCATCAAATCCACCATAGTATCCTAATCCTACGTCCCAGGTAGACCAACCTAATCCTAGCGCAACTTTTTGCCAAAGGGCGGATTGTTCGTTTACAATACCTCGCATGCTATTAATTTTTTTAATAACTCTATCTAGCGGAATATTAGTAAGACCTGTTACTATTTGAGCACCTGCTAAATAAGCTGGATTGTCTAAACTAAAACCTTTGCTTTTAATATCTTTCATATTCCAGCTAAAGCTCCTAAGTCCTCCGTTTATTTTTTGAACTTTAGACCCAAGAGGCGGTGAAAAGCCTAGCAAATCAAATACGGCTTCTTCGTATGCAGGTCTGTTTTTAGCATGCTGCTTACCTAATTCCATTAAAGTACTTTTTAATGCAACTACTGCAGCTCCACCAATTCCTAAACCTTTAAGCTGGGAGTCAATCATACCATTTGCAACTCTTGAAATTTTTTCTTTTTTCTTAGCGTCTTTTACTTCTTTGTCTTCGTCTTCACCAAACCCTAATGCAAACACCGCTTGCTGTAGTGCATTGAATATTAAATTCTGTACAGCGCCGTAATAAACTATTTTAGATACATTAGTTTTCCAATCGCCACGACCATTTATAAGGTCTTGACCGGCTCTTTTTTGTATACGAGCATATTGCATTGGTGTATTTGCCCAGGCTAATATAACACGTCCAGCACCAGATGCTTGCTGTTGACTAATTCTATTTGGATTACTAGATTGTTGGCTTTCTTCTGCTATTTGCCTAAAGTCTTCAAAAGCTTGTGCTTCTGCAGCTTTTTGCTCCATGCCTTTGCCTACTAAAGCTTTTACTCTGTTTCTGTAAAAAGTAGATCCTCCAGTTGCAATTGCAAAACTATCCGCAAATCTTGTCATTACAAAACCTTTGCTAAGCAAAAATGCTATAGCCGCTTTTACTTTATTTTTAGAATCTCTTACAGCATCTGCAATTTCAGATTCACTTACATTTATTTTAAGACCTTCTCTTCTTTCAACCAAGTAATCAGAATTCATAAGCGTCATAAAGTCACTCCAGAATTGTTTTTGATTTGCAAATGCTAAACCCGCCTTTACTATGTTATTATCACCCCAGTTTATAAAGTTTACCGCGGATATAGTTTGAAGCAATGCAGATCTTGTATTTAAAAACATTACAGCACCTACTGAATTGTTTAACCAGTCAAGCAATCCGTCTGTTACGCTGTTGCCTCCAGGAGGTCTGTTGCTGCCAGATTTCATTCTTCGCAATGAATCTTCCATAGCTTTACGCCATCTAGTTCCATATGCAGCTTCCATTTTGTTCATGTTATCTTCAGAAAATATGATGTCTACATTTTCTCTAAACTCTTGCTGATATTCTGCTCTGTTTACTTTGTTAATATCATTTATAATATCGCTAGTTATATTTCCACCTAACCAATTATCCCCTGGTTTTGGATAAGGTTTACCTTTTTGAATTTTCATTAATTCATTAGTAAAAACGCTAAGCTCAGCATTGTTATCTACAAAATCGTTTAATTCTTTTATATCTTTTTTAGACAGCCCAGGTATATTCATACCTTGTTTTGACCATACAGCTACACGAACAGCATAGGAAAAAGTAAACCCTCCAATGCCAGTTGGCTTACTTAAGCTTTTAGGTAAAGTTTTTAGGTTTTGTTTTAATGCTTTAAAATCATTTGCCGCGGCTATTTTAGCTTGCGTTACAGCTGACTCAGCTCTATCATAAGGATCAAGCAAATTTGTTTTAAGAAACGCCATTTGAGCATCACCTTTTTTGCCTTTACCTAGCATTTTATACAATAACCCTGTAAAGTCTTCAGCACTTGCTGGAATAAAGAAATTAAATCGACCTTTACTAGCGCCAACTGTTTGAGCTCTAGCGGCAGAATATTGTTTATAAGTTTTAATACCAGAAGAATCTTCAATCATATCATTTGTAATGATATCAAAAGTTTCTATTTTACTTTCTTTTGCTAATTGAACTTTAGACTTAACATCTATTTGACTTAATACATTTTTAACAGCCTGCACATTTTTAATAGCATCATCTGCAAAATAAAAATCATTATAACCCTCTGCTGCTTTACCCATTATCCAGCCAGCTTTTGCTTCAGCTGCGCCATCGCTTAATCCTGTTATATTTTTTAAAGGTATGTCAATACCGTTTGCTTTCATAAAAGCTTTTATAGGCCCATCAGCATTTTGAGGTCTTGCTGTAAGTATAAATACATCTTCAGTTCCTTTAGCGTCTGCTATTTTTTGAGCAACTTCAAACAAAGGTCCTTTCTTGCCTTCAACAACTTTACTAAATTCTGTAAAATCAAACTCTGCGCCTTGCGATTCAAGTTCAGATGCCTGCTGAGCAAATTGAGTTGCGTTTATTTTTTTGTTAGTTCCGTCAGGCATATTAACAATAACCATGCTTTTTGATTTTGCTAGTGTATCATCAAAATCAAATACTCTAATTTTTTTAACAGGTTGATTTAGTTTTCTAGCGTTGTTTAACGCTTTATCAGTTTTTTCTAATGCATTTACAGCTGTTTGTACAGTTATAAATCTGTCATACTTTATATCATTTGGTATTAAATCACTATCAAGCTTTGAAGCCATTGACTTTCCTGGTACTAAAGGTATAAAAGCTTTAATAACTTTTGCTACGTTATAATCAGAATTTTCTATAGTTTCTAGTATAGCTTCGTTTTGAATACTAGAAGCTTGCACTTTTTCGTTAGCATTATATCCGTCATATATTTTTGGGTCAATACCAAAACCACTTTCTTCAGCAACTGTTTTTCCTGTATTAGGATTTTTAAGTGTATTTAAATCAATTCCTGCGGCAGCAAGCCTTGTTATAGGATTATTAAATATGCTTTGCCCTTCTACTAACGTAGAATCCAATTTAGCTTGATCCAATAAATCATCATCAAATTTAGAAAGCTGCGTTTGATAATAGTTTTCTTTTATAGCTTTCATTGTAGGAACAGCAGCATTGCTTTTAATGGCTAAAAGTATAGACGCACCAACTACTGAAGCAGGAGGATTGTGTTCTTCTCTATATTTTTTTCCTTCTCTTTGTTGCTTTTTTGAATTAATACCCCCATATCTCATTTCGATTGAGCGATATTTAAATTGTGCAGATATTTTTACTAAACCTGTAGTAGCTTGATAACTTTGTATAATAATGGCAGCAGCTATATCTAATGACATACCATCTGCAACAGCATCAGTAAGTTGGTTGACCACATGATCCAAAACAACCATGTTATCTTTAGCTCTTTGTGTAGCTAGTTCTCTAACTTTTTTATTTTTAGAAAAAGCTTGAATAGGCGACACTCGCATAGCTTTAGGGCCATTATAAGCCTTAGCACTTTCTATTAGCTTTTTGTAAGCAGGGTCACTTTTGCCGTAATATAACCTACCGGGTTTAGCAATCCAATTTGTTATGCCTTTAGTATCAATTTCAACAAATTTACCGTCTGTTGTTTTTCCAAACTTAATGGGTTTTTTTATCCCAGCTTCAGAAGCTTGCTTAGCAGAAGAATACATTTTTCCTCCTTTAATACCATAAAAAGTTTGTTTACCACCGCTACCCATTTTGCCAGCTTCTATAACAGCAGCGTCTAATCCATACTCAACAACAGCTTTCTGCATAGCAACCTGCTGAGCTTCTCTGTTAGATCCATTTATAGGCGGAGACTTAAAACCTAGCTCGTTAGCTAATTGTTTTTTGTTTTTTAAGACAGACACCTCTTTAAATGCGGTTTTAATTTTAGGAGGCATAGCATCAAAGCTTTCCAGCTTGCTAGCCATCGATGTATTCTTGCCGGCTGCAACATCCTGTTTAGTTTCTAAACTTAAATTTGTATCGGATCTTACAATTTCGTTTGTTACAAGTCTTCCATACAAATTAGCAATACCTTTTAAAGCTTGAGCTTGAGAAGATCTAGCTTTAAACCCTTCTTGTTTCTTACCATCAACAATACCAAATGCTTCTAAAAATTTTGCTTTTGTAATTCCTTTATTTAAAACAAATGGCGAAAGCCCAGCACCTTTGCCAAGTCTATTTTTTTTAGTATAAAACGCATCAAGCAATCCTTTCGGCACGCCCGTAGAGGTGCCTAAAAGCTTCTCTGTCGCGGCTTCTACTACTGCGCCCTGTGGTAATATCTTTAATAGTTTATCGGCGTTCTTATTAACAAATTGCTGTATAGCTGTTGCGTCTCCTTTTGATAAATTAGCAGCGGGTACAGTAAGTTTTTTAACCGGTATTCCAATTTCTTCTGCAATAATTTCAGGAGCTAAATCACCAAGTTTTTTAAACGTTAAATTTTTAGGGTCAATGCCTTCAATCTTTTCTTGTATTTGCTCTTTAATCTTGTCTACGGCATTGTTAGATATAAGAGAGCTAGGCTTTATTTTTCTTTTTACAGGCTTTGTAGCAACTTCTGTTGTTACTTCTTCAGCCATTACGCCTTTAGCTTCTGTAACATCAGTTGTAAATTCTTCTCCTAAAACTCTTTGAGAAGCTTCTATAGCTCTAGCTGGTAAAAATTTGTTTATATAAGCAGCTAATGGAACACCTGATTCAGGCTTGTATTCTTTAATTAAATCAATTATACCACGCTTACCTGTTTCTATTTCGTCTGTTAAAAGTTGGCGATCAAAATTAGGCGCTTCACTTCTTTTTTCTACTATTTTACTTACTATAGGCTTAAATTGCTCTATAATTTCAAAAGTTCCATCTGTGCCTTTTGTTTCATAAATAGTTTGCACTTTTTCACTTGCCTTAACATTAGACTCTAGCTTGCTTTCTTTTGCAATTACATCATTAGTTTCAGACTCAATTCTAGCTAATTCAACTTTAGCCAACTCACTGTCTATTGATTTAGTTTCACGAGCTCCTTTGGTTCTACCGTCAACTTTTTCAACTATTCCATCAACTAATTTGCCCTCCGCTCCTTCTCTAGCTATTTTAAGTTGTGCTTCACTTAATTTTTTACCAGAGTTAATTGTATTATTATATTCTCTTAAAAAATTAAAAACATCTAAGCCAGTATTAAATTCAATATTTAGCGGTTGCTTTTTATTAGATTTAAAAACATTAGATATTTTATCTTTTAATGCTTCAAAAAAGCTTTTTGTTTTTTCATTATAAACAATATCACCATCTGAAATAGCTTCACTAACCAAAGGAATGACTTCCTCATAGGTCATTTCAGCTGAGTAGTTTTTATCATCTATATAGTCCTGAAGCCTGGCTCTCATCTTAGCGCCACCTTGAATTTGTTTATTATTTAATATTTCCGTTATTAAAGACTTCCCAAATGTTATTGCTAGCTCTGGGTTGTTTTGGAATGTTTGTTTAAAAAATGGGTGTAAAAGTTCGTGTTGATCTGTAGTATACTTCTGTCTTTCTGCAGCAACTCTATCGTTTATTAATATAATAGTTTCACCATCAAACTCAATAGCCTGTCCATATCCTAATGACTTTTGCACCTTAGCTCCTTTACCTGCAAGCTCTTTAACTCTAGCATCGTAAGATTCTTGTGTGCCGTAATTTTCAAATTTTGCTCCTAATTGTTCCGCTATTAATCTTGCACCTTCTCTAGTTTTAGAGCTTTCAATGTCGGTAACCCTATCCTGCACAATACGTTCCTCAATTTGCAATTTTACTTCATCTAATTGCGCTTGATCTCCATTGTTATTAGTGATATCAGAGTCATTTACTTTTTTAATTTTTTCTTGTAATTTATTTCTTTGGATTAAAAGCTTAGCTATAGGTGCTTGGTTTTCAAAATTAACACCAGCTTCTGATAATATTTTTGCACTATTTTGTGTATTTATAAAATTTTGCTTTATTATATCTGCTTCTCCTTGAGTCATTTCCCCGCGATTAACTTCTGCTTTTAGCTGCGTATTTAGTAAGCTTAAAGAGCCATTAACGTTTGATATTTTTAAAGAAGTTTCAGACACGTTAGAATCCCCAAAGGCGTTGTACATGTAATCAACCTTACCGTCTTCCAATAAAGTATTAACCCTTCTATTAGTTGCCGCTTGGTTTAAATAAGATCTTCCTGCTCCAAGGGCTGTAAGTTTTGACCCAAAAGCACCTCCTATTAAAAATGTATCAAATCCTTCTGCAAACTTTTTATTAAAATCTATTTCGTTTCCAGTGTATAAATATTCTGCTAATTCATTTAAAACAAATGTACCTGTTTCTGATCCACCCTCTGAAGCAAAACCTAAACCTATATCTTTAAAATAATTTCCTAAATTTTTAAAAGCATCATCTGCATTTTTTGGCCTAAAACCAAAAGCTTTTTTAGCTAAACCTCTAGTTACAATTTCTAGAGCACCCTCAGATACACCAATCATCATAGAATAACCTGTAAGCGCTAGATCTAAATCATTACCTTCCCTTTGTTTTTCTCTACTAGCAGCAGAAGCCTCACCTACTATTAACAAAGGTATGCCCACATAAGGTATTGCAACCTCAATTAAACTAGTAGCAGAGGTTAAAGCATCAGTAGACAGCCTAGTCATTTGACTTACAAAGCTTCTATCAAAAACTCCCTCTGTAATAGTTTGATCAAATACACGCATAGAGGAGTTTATCCTGTCTACTTCTCTAAACATTTCATCTGATATGTTTAATAAATAATTAGCAACCATTCCTTGATCACCTCCAGGAGTCATTCCCGCTAGCTTATTTATTGCTCTAGCTCTTTGTTCGTAAGGCAAAGCATTTAAAGCTGTTAATGTTTTATCGTCAAGAGTAATAGAAGCTATTGTTTGATTAATATAACTTGGTATACTTAAAACTTTACCCCCTATACGAATAGCTCCTGCTTTAAGACCTTTGCCTAAACGGTCTCCAAATTCTAAGCGTTCTGCGTTTTCAGAATTTTGTTGCATAGTTGATAGTACTACACCAAATTTATCTTGCTCAGTTGTTAGGTTATAATCTTCAGCGGTTAATTGCATTACAGAAGTAGCTTTTTTGCCTGTTCTTGCTTCGTAATTATCAAAAGCCTGTTGGTCGTTTGCTTTAGGAATTTCTTGCTGTTTCCCTTTTCTATAGAATCCGCCTTTCTCATCGTAAAGCGCTTGCTCAGGGTTATTTTTTAATTTACCATCAGTATCCCTTAAGTTATTCATTTCAGCTATTTCCTGATTTGTAGGGCCTTCCTTTATTTTTTTTGCAAAGGTATAATCCTCTACTAATTCATTTCTATTTTTTAATAAATTATTATAAAGAACTGCCTCTTCTTTAGTGTAAATAATAGGCTCTCCTTTATCATTGAAATTAAAATCAGTAGTAATAATTTCATCATATTTTTCTATTTGAATCTCCAAAGGAACAGGCTTATAACCGGGAGCATAAGGGCCTACATAAGGATTTTCTTCTTTTACAAGCTCTCCTTTTGAGTCCATTTTCCATATATTAGGATCATCTCCTTCTTTAATTGGCTGATCTAAAGGTATAGTAGAGGGTACTAAAGTATTGTTATTAAGTTGATTTTGTCTTTCAATAGCTTTAATTCTTCTTTTTTCAGCTTGTCTTTTTCTTTTTTTAAAATCTTTTAGCTGTTTTTCTTGCTCTTCATTTAAGTGACCTAATTCTCCTGCTATGCTAAAAATAGCAGTGCTATTATTTTCTAATTTCCAATTTTCTGCACCTTCTTTTTTTTGGTAGTACTCTATGTTTCCTTGCTCATCAACGTTCCATTTAAAATCGTAACTATTAGCTGTGTACGTTTGATCTTTAGATACAACAGAATTAAGCTTTTCGTTTTGCTTTTCTTGTTTTTTAAAATCATTTAAAGATACGCCAAATGAATCTTGAAACATATCACTAAATACTCCTGTGTAGTATTTGGATTTTCCACTTCCAGAAGTTGAATTCTCGGACGCTGCATTGTTTTTCCCTGGTGCAGACACATCCGTCTTTTCCTCCACAACAGGGTCTATCTTTACTTTTTCAACAACTTCTTCCTCAACTTTAGGTTGGTTTTTCTTTTTCCACTCTTGAACTTTAGCAGGTATATCTATAGCTCCTTGTTCTTGTAGTGACTGTACGTATTCTAGTAATGTCATTTAATTTAATTTAAGTTGTTATCATCTAAGAATTTCTGAGCTTTTGCTTTTTTAGCTTCTGCTAAATCAAATACTGCTGCATCTTCTTTTACTGTAGGTATCTGATTTTTTGTAAATTGCTCTAGATAATTATTCATAAAGTATTCTTTGTATTTTGTTTCAAATAAAACTTTTTTATCTTGAGCTAAAGGTAAGTCTAACTCGTAGCTCCAACTAGAGCCTGCTGCGTTTGCATTTTGAGCCATTTGAGCGTCTTCACTAATGCTTGTGTCTTTAGATATATAAACGTTCCAAGCAGCCACTACGTCTTGCTCAGAGCTCATTAAACCAGCAACCTCAGCATTTATAAAGGGTGTTACTTTCTTTTCAATTTTATTCATGTCAAACTTAAGTACATTTTTTCCTTTGCCCTCACCTAAATCTATAATTTCATAATCAAAAGAACCATCCGCGTTTTTAATAATAAACTCTTCGCTTATTTTAGCGTTAGCTTTTAATTCTTTATTTTCATTAATCATTTCTTGCATAAACAAACCAGTTTCAGGTAATAGCCTTAACATATCTTTTCCTATGTTTGGTGTTGAAACCACTAAAGAGGTATCTGAATCTAATAAAGCACTCAATGAAGAGCTGTTAATAACTAAAGGAGGTTGCAATGCTGGTCCTATAAAAGCTATTTGTTGTGATCCATTTTGTAATAAATCCAAGTAAACTTGGTAGCCGTCTGTTTTTGAAAATCCAGGTTTACCTGTCATTACGCTATTAGCTGCTGCATATCTGTAATCGTTGTTAGGATCAAAGCTTGATTCCTCAGTTACACTTAGTTCTGATATTACAGATTCTAAAAAATTTAATGAGACTTGAGGTGCTTCCTCTAATTGTTTTAACTGCTGTAATTCTAAAGCGCAATGTTCAGACTCGCATTTATTAGAGTCAATAGCTATTTTTAATTTAGCATAGTATTTACCGGCCAGCCTGTATGCGTTGTCTAAAAGCTGAAAGTTATAATCACTGTCGCTAGCAACAAAAGCTTTATTATAAGCAATAGCATTACTTTCGTTAAATTGCTTTAAAAATAAGTTTTGAAGTATGTTATTGTTTTCCATGTTTTATTAATTGTTTGATGGAGTAGTTGAAGATGTTTTTGGGTCAAATAATCCAGGCGTTGCGGCAATACTACCTAAAGAATTAAACATACCCCCTATAGCGCTTGCTTGGTCTTTGTTTGCTTGTGCCTCTGCTTGCTTAGCCATACCTAACTGAGCTGCAGTTCTGTCTAATTGAGCAACTTCTCTTCCTTCTCTTGTGCTAAACATAAATTGTTCACCAGCAACATCTGCTTGTTGTAATCTTTGTGCTTCAGCCATTTTTTGTTGTTGCAAATTAGCTTCTCCCGCGGCTCTTTTGTCTTCATTTGTTTTTTCTTGCGCTTCAATACTAGCTGCTACTCCTTTTTTAGATTTTAAAGCCGCTTGAGCTAATGCTGTAGCTCCACCTGCGCTACCGCCTGTTTGTCGTATAGTGTCTAATGTATTTGCTAAAGATATATCAGCTTCTTCTATTTGCATTTCTGCAGCGGCAGTAGCTACAGATAAATTTGCAAAAGGATTACTAACCATACTACTTAAGTCCACTACTCCTTCGTAAGGGTTTATTATGGCTTGACGATTTTTTTCTAAAGTATTTAATTTATTATTAAGTCTTCGCCTTTCTCTAGCCGCGGCTCTAGCTCTTTTTTTAGCAGCGCTAGAACCAAAAAGGCCGCCTGCTATTGACATAGCGCCGCCTATTATTGCTCCTACCATATTTTTATATTTTTAATATCCATTGTTCATTGTATATGCGCTTTCTATTGAAAACAATTGTTTTTCACCGCCATTATCGGTTGTTTGATCTGTTGCCATAACTCCCGTAACAAAATAACCTTTTATTCCAGAAACAGCTTCTCCAAAAATTACTTCACCTGGCATTGGCGTGCTAGCATTAATTAAATTAGACACGTATCTGTTTTCTTTTCTATTAAACCCTGCATAGTATCTAGGCACAGGGGGGTTTATTGTTCCAAAACCAGGTGGATTTTGGTTTGGTTGTCTATCGTAATCTGATCTAGGTATAGCAACTCCATTTGTGTTAAAAGCGTATTCACCTTCATAATAGCTGTTTATGCCACTTGATTGATCAAAATACATTTCCAAAGCTAAATTAGAAGGATTTAAATTTTTACCAGTAGCATCTGATGAAAGAGATAATAATTTCCAACCATTGCTGCCTTCATAGCCTATTGTTTTAAATGTTTTTGACCTAACTGGTTCCGCATTTAGTATAAATGTTACATTAGCGCCTGGGTTTGTTTGAGCATAAAAATCCGCTCTGTTTGCTCTGGTATCATAATGTTTCCATAATTTTAAAGTGCCCACCCTGTCCACCTGCACAGAATAAAAATTAGCTCCTAAACTAAACATTACTTGGGGAGCATAGGAATATCTACTTGTCCAGCCTCGTACAGATTCATCAAATGATAACGTATTGTACACTTGTGGTATTACTGTTGGTGCGCTGTACTGTTGTAAAGAAGCAACATACTGATTATTGTATATATCGTAGGCGCCTAAAACAGAACCTACGCCAGCAGTTGTATTTAAATTATTTAAATTATCTCTAAAAAAATCTTTCATATTAATAGCAGAAATCTCATCAATACCTGATCTACTTAATCGCAGTATTGCATTGTTTTCTTTATCTGCAAAGTACTTATGATATCCATAAATAGCAAAGCTTTCTGGATTTTTACTTATTCCATATTTACCGGCATAAGGTTGTATAACTCCTATAGTTAAATTGCTTGCAGTAACTGCGCCTCCGCCTTCAGCTGCATATATAGCATCTTTGTCTACCAATGCTCTACTAACTTTCCTTTCTTGGAATATTACTAAATTAGTATCCTCAGCATATAGTTTTTGTACAGAGCCATTAGCTGGATCAGCACTTTTAGTTATATCGTCTGCTGTAGAAAAAACATTTGTATTATTAATCCCTGTTCTTGAATTAAATATACCTGAGTATATTAATGTATTAAATCTTGTTACTGCATTTGGCTCGTCTTCGACTAAATATGCTTTAGCGCCATAATCAGTAGAAGTGTTATTATAACCTCCTCTTATACGCGCTTCTTCTATGGCCCAATTACTTGGCATATTAGTAATACCAACTACAGGATAACCACCAGCTACATTGTTAGGTATACCGTCTGAGCCATTCCACATTATATTATTGTCAGCTGTCGCAACCTTCTTTAAAACAAAAGAGTTAAAATACTTTACTTCGACTACTGCTCCCATAGGTTATTATTACTTATTTTATTATACATTTCCATTACACTATTTCAAAGCTATACCCTGTAAAATCTACAGCGGTTTCGGTTGGAGTTGAAAAGTTTGTATTACAATCTGTGCAAGGATGAGTTGGTCCCGTGCCTGCATACAAATCATACACAAAATTTTTATTAGTAGAGGTTAAAGCTCCAGCTCTAAAGAAAGGAATAGTTTGATTGTTAGGGCAAGTTCCCCCCGTACTTGTTACAGCATCTGTATTATTTATTGTAACTATATTATTACCTGCTGTTAAATTTCCTATGCCTGTAGTAGGGAATAAATAAAAACCGTTTTGCCCAATTCCAGCGCCCTCTACCCCAATTAGCACAAAAGGATAACTAAGGGGGCTTCCATCAGTGTCTTGGCATTGTAATTCCCCTGTAACAATACTTGTAGGTGTTACACTTAAATCTATCGTAGAAGTGTAGCTTTGTTGCTGTCCTGCACCACCCGCATCTCTTGCAACTAAGACAAATGTAAATTTACTAGCTGGCATATTTGGATTTGGTAATATTTTTATAGCGCCTACTTTTGTATTAGTATTTGCTGGATCATCATTTTGATCTAATTGAAAATAGCCAGAGCTTAAAACATTTTGACTTCCTGCAGGAGCGTTTAAATCTGTTAAAGTTGTAAGAGTATAATCGAAGTCATCGGTTCTTAAACTAGTATTTCCTGCTCCGTTATGCGCTTTGACTTCAAAAACAGGAGATGAAACTTGCGTTCTATTAGCGCGAATAGTTGTAGGTACTGATGATACAACGTTTCCATTTACTTTAAGCTCTGTTGTTATAGGCGCTATATTAATAGGACCCAATGGCGAACTTCCAATAGGCACAATATTCGTAGAGGCTACTCCGTCTACATCTTTTGTTACAACTATTAATTCAAAACTAAACAACCTTACCGCTTGGTTTGTGCTAAAAAATATGTTATTTACATATTCAGCGGTTGGCTTTATATTAAAGCTACCGTTTGTGCTGTTATATGTTAATGCAAAATATGGACTAACTGCTTGCACATTTACATTATTCAAATTAAAAACATTGCCAAGAGTTATACTAAATACCCCTGCCGTTGGGCCTGCCGCATTATATACAGGTAAATTAGTTCCAAAAGCATCAACTAAAAATACAGGTGCATTAAATATATTTTCAGTAGCCGTTATAGTTTCATCCCAGTCAGCCACAAAATTACCAACTCCACCTGCTGCATCACTAGAGTTTAAAATTAAAGTGTTTAAATCGCTTATTATACCTGTAGTTGCAGTCTCCCAAAATATATCTAAAAGACTATCCACAGGCTCTGTTTCATACACGGATAAATATTGAATACTAGGAGTTGCTAATTCACGAACACCGCTTGATAGCTGTAATCCTGGAGCAAAATATAATACATCATTTGTTGACAGAACTACAGCGTTGTTTAAACCTATTTTAGCAGGGTTGCTAGCAGTGGCAACATTAAATATTGCAACGTATGTACCCTCTGGAATACCTATTCCTGTAACTATTGCATTGGTTGCTATACTTCCTGAAATGTTTTTTATAGGAATATTACCAGTAGCTGGGGTAGTATCGGTCCAAGCAGGGTAATCAATGGGAGTTAAAGCTCCTGCATTTATTTGCGCTTCACCTGGGCTATAATTTAATGTAGATATTTGACCTATTTTATTGTTAGTACTTATTCTAGCAACTAACGGGTTTGAATCTAGTAAATAAAACTGTGGAAAGTAATTAGGGCTTGGTCTATTGTTAGGGTTATAATCAAATAAATCTTGAAGAGTTGATATTGTAGAAACTGTATGAGATTGCCTGCCTGGAAAATACTGATCGTTCATCAATGCAGGTTGCGCTAAATTTGATGTTCCCGCAATAAAAGGAGTAGATCCTAAATCTGTATTTTCAACTCTTCCAAATAGCCTAACTGAACTTCTAAATTGTTTTTGGTCTGGACCTACTTCGTTTAAATCTCTAGGTACTTTATTTATATTGTCATTTATTAAAACGGTGTGCGATGTTTTATTTATTTCTAAATCAACATCCTGCGGGTATGCAGCCATTATACCAGGCAAATAAACATTGTAGTATTCTTGCTCTGTTTGTTTTACAACAATTTTATAAGAATACCATCCAAGAGGGTTATAGCTGCTTCCGTCAGCGGCACCGTTGTATATACCAGGAGTTCCTAAGCCTACGTTTCTAGACGAAGATATTACAGAGTTAAACAATACTTTTAGTGAATTACCCGGAAAAGAGTTTTGTTCAATATTATTACCTAAATAAGGAGAATATATTGTGTCTCCTTGGAAAGCATTGCTTTCTGCTGTTACTAAATTTTCATTATTTGAAAGAATAACCGAAGAAGTTCTGCCGTATCTGTCTGACAATACTACGCCTACTTGATATGTTCTGTTTTGTTTTACAGTTGCATTAGGATACTCTACTATTGAAACCGTATCTTTATCGTCACTAAATGCAGTTACAGTTAAAACTTGACCAGCTGATATATTTGTTATGGTTTTATTTAATGTTATGTCTGTTAAGTTAGGCTCAGTCCCAGACACGGCTGTAATTTGTGTTTCTGCTAGAACTCCTGATCCTGAAACAAAGCTACCCACTTCTATGTTACCCTGGCCAGATCCTTGGTTGGTTGCTATTACAGTTCCTGCGTTATAAGTGCCGGCATTTGTTACTTGAATAGACCCGCCTTGTAGATTAAATGCGCTTTTTTTGCTAACACCTACATTGTAATCTAATGATGCTGGTGGCGTGTGTTTATTTTGAAAATTACCATATACAATTCTGTTGCTAGCTATTTCTTGAGCAAAAGCACGAACAGGCACTTTGTCAAAAACTCGAGTAATTGCATCGCTTGGTAATGTTTTTATAGGCTTTTTAGATATATAATTGTATGCAAATACAGTGTCAGTTGCTGTGCCTTCTGTTAACTTAGCTATAGGTATTGTATCTATAACTTTTACAGCCAAGCCGTCTGACTCCTTATAAAGTATTTCTAATTCTTGTATTTTTAACGCATCGCTAAGTTCACTTTTTTGAAAAGGCAATGGTATACGTAAAGTTATATCGTCAACTTTATTCTCCATAAAAGAAACAATTGTACTTCTATACGCAGCCGTTTGGTCATCATTTAATTCTAACTTAATTGCTTCGGTATCTTTATTGTAAGTAAAATAACCGTCTTGCTTAGGTATAAATGCAGGCTGCGTAAATGGAGCCATTATAGAATATTCATTGTCATCAAATCTATATCTATAGCTAAATCTAACAAATTTGTCTTCTAGGTAAGATGGATCTCCTGCAAAATTTGGGTTATAATAAGGGTTTGGGTTTAATACTATTTCATCATCCTCGTCAATATCGAAAGGAAATGTAGATACGCCAGAAAGATAGAGAGTCCATTGAGGTGGTGGGGTTGGAGTGCCTGGTATAGTTGCGGTCCAAGTGACTGCAGTTACTGTAGCCCCTGGTATTATTAGTATAGTACCGTCAGTTTGAACAACGCCAATTGTAGCTGCTCCATAAACTGTCCCGCTTATTGAATTATTAGTAGCGCCAGCACTTGAGAAAGCTGCTATTTGACCGGATACAGAATCAACTTTAATTTGACTAGCACTTGTGCCTGCAGTATATTGTTGTACTGAAAATCCAGCACCTCCGTTTGGAAGAAACTTGCTGGTAACATCTTTCATTGTAGTTTCATACTTTCCAGCACCACCCAAAGTGCTCGCTTGCCATAGCTCTATAGCTTGATAAGGATTATATTTTGCTACACTTATTTGATCCTCTGTTGTGTAGTAGGCTGCATTGTCTTCTGCATAGCCTATGTTTATCTTTCTAGGCTGATTATAATTGTCAGTCCAAAATAAAAAATCCTCTAATATATTTGATGCATATATTCTATAATCTGTTGAAAAGTTTAAAAACGCTCCTTCTACTAATATTTTTGTAGCGTTAGCTCCTTCGCTTGAATTGTTTGTATCAAATTGTATTATATAATTTTTAGCTAATTTTTCATATGAAAGAGATTGAAAATTATTAGTTAAAAATAAATAAACATAACCGTTGGACTCATCGACTTGCTGACCTATGCATTCTAAACCTGCTGCTAAGCCAGGCATGGTGGCTATATTAAGTACTGGATAATTGCCTAATACATTTTCTAAAGACCCAACTGAATCTCCTTCAGATTTGTTTACTTGTATATTTACAGCATCTCTATACTCACCCTGAGGCACTAGCCTAGCGTCTAAATCTTTATTTAATTTGCTTTTTATAAAGGTATTTCTTGCTTGTGCCATTAAATTTTAGTGTTTAATCCATTTCGATTTACCTCTCATAACTTGAACTATTTCATCAAGTTTAATGTTTGATAATCTTATTTTTGCATTTCTAAGCTTTGCTCTTCTATCTTTTTGAAGACGCGCAACTAAATACTCTTGCTGCCCTGCTCTTGTAGATATCATAGAATACAATATAGACGCGTATAACGCATCTTCAGCCATCTTAGGTACTTTAGTATCTGCGTCGTAAGCTAAGCCGTCAGATATGTATTCTAATACAATTAGTTTGCCGGCTAAATTACTTGAAAAAGACATTTTACCGTCACGCTCGTCCATGTTAAACCAGCCATTTACCTGAGAAGTTTGTGGATCTAATCCGTATTGTCTTCCCCAGTTCCAGCTGCCTTCAATGCCATACGCGTTTCTAAAGTCAATAACTTCATCTATATCATTTCCCTGCTGGCTGTTTATTATACTATCATTTGCTTTTTTCCATCTTTCCGAGGTAAGAGAAGTTCCTTCAATGTTTTCCCCAAAGTTGTCTTGCGTCGGCACACCTGCTTGATCTTGCACAGGCGTTCCAAAAGGAGCTATAGTTAAATTATTTGCAGGGTATATAATTCTTTTTACACCTAATTCATCTATCCAAGATACTCTAACGTAATTTACGTAGTCTTGAGGCAATATAACGCTTAAACTAGCAGGTATATTTAACTCTTGTGAATGAATACTTTTTAAAGTATCATAGCTAAATTCTTGCAAAGATCTTTTTGCAAAAAATAATACATCAGATTTTTTGGCATTTTGTATTAGTTTACCATCCCCTACATAACCAACCATAAAGTTGTCTATAGCATCTGTTAACTTTATATATTCATAGCTTCCGTAATTATCTTCTACGGTATCTCCATAAGCTTTTTCAGCTTCTGTTTGACCATACTTACCTCCTGTTAAAACTTTTAATTGCACAACAACAAAAGTCCCAGCGGGTAAAGTAGCTGTAATATCTACAACATTATTTACAACAGCGTAAGCTAATAAATACTCTGTATAAGTTCCAGGCAAACCATTTGCGCTAGTATATACTTTAAAATTATTTAAAGCATAATTAGCATTAGCTGGGTTCCAATCACCGAATACTAAATCTGTATCAAATGTAGTTGAATATACTTGATTGTTTGCTCCAGTAGATAAAAATCCCTGAGCACCTTGATAGTATTGTTTATTTGTTTCAGTTATTAATCCCATTTGTTACTATGATTTTTCGTTAATTGATGTTTGTTGGGCTTCTTGAGAAGCTACTTGTATTATAGTAGGATCATTTATTATTACTCCAGCGTATTTTAATATGTTAATTATTAAATTATTTTTTTCAGATATATCTAATTCAAAATCTACAGACGGACCAGAAGCACTGGCGTCATATAAGTATTGTCCTTGTGTACCAATATTAAATCCCCAATTAGGAACAGTTGGTGCAAAAAGACAGTTTATATTTAATGTCATATTTGTAACAAAAGGAGTTACTTTAACAAGAAGTTGTTGCACTATAGATGGAGCAACCAATGTAGTTGTTTGAGTTGTTACCGCTAACGGATATTGAACGGTAGGAATTGTTAGTTTAGACCTTGTAATTTTATTAAAATCTGATTGGCTAACTAATTCTGTTACAGAATTGTAAGTAGGATTTCCAGGATAGGTTGATATTATATCCCCTATTTTATATATAACGCCAGCTCCTGAGTATATAAAACCAAGGTTTGTTGTGTTATAAGTAAAGGCAGCATTTCTTTCGAACGGAAAAAGTTTATAAGCGGTGTCTTTAAACATGTTAAAAAACTCTGTATCGTTTTGAGTATTTTTTTGGTTTTGACGGTTTAATTGATTACCGTCTGGAAAGTAAGACATAAATATTTCGCTTTGTACTTGAGTTGCTAAACTATTAAACTCAGCTGGAGGTATATACCCTCTCTGTTCTTTGTTTAATATGTACAAGACTGTTTGATATACTGTGTTTATACTTACTGCCATTTGTTTATTTTTATATACTAAAAAGGCGGCCGAAACCGCCTATATATAGTATCACTTGTTTTTATAGTTTTTTATCTATAGATTTATAGATTTCAACACCTTCGTCTGTTTTTAAGAAAGCCGCAAATGCTGAATAAGGATTTTCATCAAAAGGTACGTTCATTAATTTTCTATCATTCGATCCCCAACTAAAAGTTCGTTGATCTTGTGATAGCTTAATAATCCCCATTTCCTGTGCTCTAATAGAAAAGTTTCTTAATTGCACATTTTCATCATTAGCTAAACTTAAAAATAGTTCAGGATTGCTTCTCGCAAATAATAATAAATCTCTTTTTAATTCTTTTGAGCTCATATCATTTACTTTAGACCCTATTTCTACTCTTAAAATAGCTTCTCCAAAATCTACGTCCATTGCTCTAGCAGCGTTTAAAGCATCAATTTGAAGATCTAAAATATTCAAATCATCTGAAGCTTCTGTTACAGCACTAAATTCTTCGTACATTTTACCCTTTAAAGGATGGTATAAAGATAATAGCTTTTGTAAATTTTGTTGTTCTTTTTTGACAGTTAAACTGCCTTTTAAAAATCTTATATGTCCCATTGTAACTTCACCTTTTTGTTCATCTACAAGAGGTGAATCTTGATTGGTAGCATATCTTATTTCTCTTTGTTTTCCAGTTTTTTCGTCAAAGAATAATAAAGCGTGCTTTCGCGTGTGTTTACCCGGTAATGTTAATGTTAAAGGATTTTTATTTCCTTTTAAATAATATACTCTATCTTTAATTTCCCACTCTGGTTTTGTGGGTTTTACTGGAGTAGCAACTTTTGTTACCACTTCTTTTTGAGGTGCAACCTCAATAGTTCCTGCTTTAGCTTGTTTAGCCATAATATAATAAAATTAAATAGTTATAAAAGTAATAATTACCCCCGTCAGTTCAACGAGGGTAAAAATTACATTAATGTTGAATCAATTAGATTCCTTTGAATAATACAAAGTTGTTAGCAGCTTGTGTTACTAAACATCTTTCAGATAGGAAGTTTACTTCCATAGCATCTAAAGTAGATGTAAATGCACCACCGGCAGAACCAGTTAACCAAGATTTCATTCTTCTATCATCAGCTTGTGAAGCTCTATATCTTACGTGTAAGAAAGGTCTTCTGATGTTAGTTCCTAATACTTGATCGTATACTGTTGAAGTTCCAGCAGGTACTAATACTCCTTCTACTGAATTGATACCTACAATTCCACCTCTTGTAGAAGCGTCATTTAAGTATTTCCAATCTGTTTTGTAAAAGTCGTAAGAACCTCTTCTAAATCCTGAAAATCCAAGATTTAAAGCCATTTCTTCTGAATTTTCGAATAATCCGAAAGCAGTACCTCCTTGAGATCCTCCTGAGATTGCAGCTAGCATATCATCAAAATCCAAAGCAGTTTGTCTTTGTAAGAATAACATGTTTTCTTCAATAGCCCCTTGAGTGTCTAAGTTTTTAAGAATTGCATCAAATTCGTCAAGTCCAGCAGCAGCAGTAAATCCTACTTCTACATTACCACGAGATTGAATAGCAGCAAATAATCCTTCAGATCCAGGCATAGTAGCGTTAGCATAACCTGCTCCACCTGCTCCACCTGCGCCTATCTGGCTAAATTCACTTTCGATCATACTCATTTCTAAGTAATCTTCAAAACGCAATCTTGTTTCAGATTCAGCTTTTAAATACCATAAGTATCCAGATGTTCCGTCTTCAGTTGCAACTTCTACCCATCCAATTTGAGCCATATCAGATCCAGATACTATGTACTGGCTTCTTAGGATAATTGGTGAATTAGAATATTGTGTAAACTGAGGTTCAACAGATTGTCTTGCCGCAGAGTTACCAACTCCAGCACCTATTGTAGTTCCTTTTGTGTAAGAAGAACCATATACAAATACTTTAATTGATCCTGAAGTTAAAGCAGCACCTCCAACAAGAGCAGCTCCACCGAAAGCAGATACAGCAATTGTTCCGTTAGCGCCAGCGGCAACTGCAGGAATAGAAGCGGTAACAATACCTTTTTGCTCAGCACCTGTTGCAGTGTCTAAAAGAACAACTGTATCATTTACTGATATAACATTTTGTACCCCTGGAAGACCAGCAGCAGGTGCTACTGTAATAAGTCCACCAGCAAACGTACAATTGTCGTAAGATATGTGTAATCTATTTTGTTCTGACCAAATTACTTGATCACTTGTCATTGGCATTTCAGCGCCAACCATTCTTAAGAAGCCAGATAACGTACGGTTTCCGTAACGCTCTACTTCAGCTTCATATACTTCTGGCAAATACTGCTGAGCGAAAGAATTTGAATCGCCCGCGTTAGCACCGCCGTTAAATTGTAGATAGTTGCTATTTAATAGCTCCTGTCTAGAGGAAGGGATTAAGCTTCCAAATTGTGGAGTTAAAGCCATAATTTTTTAGTTTTTTAGTTAAATTTTTTTGTTTTAATTCGTAAGCTTTTGGAATCAGCACCGCTTATAGCTTTTACCTTAAGTCCATTTATAAACACATCTCCTTGAGTAGACCTAGCTTTAGTACTACTTAAGTTTTTAGAACTGTTTACAACTTCCTTTACAGCATCTGCTTTTCCTTGCTCATAAAAATGAGCTGCGATCTTATCCACGTTGTCGGCCGCATACATAGCTTTGTGATAACCTTTTGTATCAGTAACATTACCTTCAGCGTCTAGGAACTTCCCGACAAGGTTTTTAATGTTTGATTGATTTTCTGCAACTTTATCACGATTTTGAATATTGTACTTATAATTCTTTTCTCCAACCTTAATATCGAAACCTTCGAAATTGTCATTAAAAAGCTGTTTAGTACTTTCTTTAAATTGTGTATGTTGTTGCTCCGCTTGTTCTTGCTGCTCGTTATATCGGTTAAAAAAGTCCATAGCTTTTTGTTGATCTTGAGTAACGCCCGGTCTCAACTTGATCTCGTCGTAATACTTACTCTTAGTTTCTTCCAAATAGTTTTTGGCTTTTGCAACTTCTTCTTTAAACGCAATTTTCTTTTTGCGCATATCTTTTTCCTCATCAATATCTTCGTCATAAACAAAGTCTTCTAAAATGAGATCTATATCTTCGCCTTCTAAGTAAGGCTTTTCTTTTTTGTAATATTCTTTTAACAATGTAACATCATCCACTTTGGAATAGTCCGCATTTAGTCTAGTATAGTCCTCTATTGTCCCACCTGTATCTTCCATAAAAGAAACAAGCTTTTCAATATTTTCCGGTAATTCTTTACCAAGAATTTTTTTGTCTTCCTTAGCTTTTTCAACTTCAGCTTTTACTTCTTCTACGCTATCTACTTTGACTTCTTTGATTGGAGAAAACCCTTCAACATCCTCGTTGGACTCTTGTACAGGTTCTCCCATCTTTGTGCTATCTCCGGATGGTTCTTCCACAGATACTTTCTCTGTTTCTCCGATTCGAATGGCATCTTCTTCTTGTTTAGGTATTGTTACTTTTTTAACGTCTGGCTCTAATTCAACTAAGGGTTCTTTAATATTAACCTTAACTGGCTCTTCGCTTACGTTTGCTAATTTTTTAGGAGTTTTCTTTTTAATTTTAAACTCACCTTCCTGTTTAACAGGTTCATTTGTTTTTGTTTCTGACATAATATAATATAATTAAATAGTTGTTACTTTCTACATGAAAGCTTGCATGCCTTGATCAGGCTGATTTTCAAAGTCTATTGGTAAGCCGTCATTTTTTCTTTGACTTATTAATTCACTTTGTTGTGTAGCTTCCATTTTGCTACGTTTATCTTTACGATCTTCAATTGCTCCTTCTTTTTGTTGGATTGTTTGAACATCTAATTGTTTAAGTTGCATATCATATTGGAACTTTGTTTGCATTTTTTGCGCTTCTAATTGCGCCGCTATTTCCATACGTTGTATTTCCATTTGATTTGTAGCTTGCTCAAATTGCACTTTAGAACTCATTATAGCTTCTTGCTTTTGAACTTCAGCCATAGCTGTTTTTTCTGCAGTATCAGCCTGTGCTTGCCCTTGAGCTGCAATATTAGCTTGCTGATTAGCTTGATCTTGTTTAGCTTTTGCTTTACGCTTTATTTTAAGCATTTGATTTGCTAGCTTAAGATTTTTAATTTGTCTTAAGTCTATAGCGTCCTCTAAATCTAAACTTCCTTGTTGTAATGAAACTTGAATGTTTGCCTCAAGCTGTGCTAGCTCTTCGTCATCTGGCTCTAATTCTAAGAATATACCAAAGTCATGCAGGTTTAAATTTATAACCTCGTCTAAAGTTTTTATATTAAACGTTGATATAGAATTTTGTAATGCACTTCTTGTAAGCGGAAATTCTAAAGCATCTGCTATTTTAAGAGCAATGTTTTCAGCTAGTTTAAGTGTTATATAAAGGCTAGACTGGTTAATATGTCTAGTAGCAACATTGGACGCATTAGCGGCCATTTTTTGCAGTCCCACGAGCGAATTCTTATCCATTGCTGTGCCGTCTCTTGCTTCGTTTAAGCCCGTTACATCACGTATCATTTGTAAATAATATTGATACGTTTGTATAAGTGCTGCAATTTTAGCTTGACCGCTTGAGCTATTAAGTTCTTGGATAGGTACTTTACCGGCATTCATATCACCGTCTTGTGTAAGTGATCTACCTACAATAGAACCTGTTTGGAAATACATATTAAGTGCTTCTGCAGGATTGTAGTTTGTGCCATTACCTAAATCAACTTCTGCAAGTCCGTCCATATCTAAGTATACACCGTCTGGTACCATACGAGATAAAACTTGCTGCAGCTTTAAATGAGTTAATTGAATCATATCAGCAAAACCAATACATTTGCTTACAATAGATTCAATTCTTCCTTTGTACATTCTAGGTGCACATATAGCATAATTCATTTCAACCTTAGTTGTATCTGCTACGGGCCTTGACATATTTTCTGCCAACTCCCATTTAAGCATATCATTATTGCCTAATACTTTTGCTCCTGTATATAATACTTCAATAGATCTTGATACTCTTTCAAAATTATCATTTTCAGGTGGGTTAAATGTATCTGGCTTTTCTAAAGCTTTCATTAACCCTTGTTCTGTTTGCTTTATTTTAAATACTTGATTATGATATGTTTTGTATTCAAAGTATAAAACTTGTACAGTATTTTTATCGTAATTACCCCACCCCGTTACATATTGGCTGTTGCCTGGCATTTTTTGAATTCTAGCAAGTTCTTCTTCGGATATGTTAGGAAATTCTTTTTTAAGTTCAGGAATTGTTATAGACTTTACTTCGCCTACATAATATATGTCATCAAAGTTTGGATCTTCCGTGTAAGAATAAATGGCATAAGCTGGATCTACATAATCAACTGTTACACCTTCTGCAGTATTAAAACCTGTTTTAGCAATAGCAATCCCTAGAACAGTTAAATCCATGTTTAATCTTTTCCTAGTAAGATCGTATTTGTTTTGAGCAAGCACAGATGATATAGCTTCTTCTTCTGCTATTTCAATTGATTGCTTGTAGCTTAGTTGCATATGAAGTTCAAGCTCTTCTTTAGACTCTGGTATTGTATCTATATTAGGTGTTTGGTATAAATCAATTCCTAACGTTTGTTTTAAGCTATCTAAATATTCTTTAGCAACCATATCCTCATAAAGCATAGAAGCATAGTCCGTTCTTTTCTTTATTGATTGAGGATCTTGTGCATATGCTTTTATATCATAAGACTTAGATGAAATACCATTAACTACTATATCTACAAATTTAGATAATATAGGGACAGGCTTCCAGTCTAAGTTTAAATAAGATAAATCGCCATTAATTGACAGTTCATCTTTATACTTTTGTATTGATTGCTCTCCTCGAGCATATAATCTTAATTGGTGAAATTGATTCCAACTAGTTAAATATCTATTACCGTTAGTTCGACCTTGACCAAACCATTCATATTCAATAGCCTGCCCAACTTGCGTACCATATTCCAAACTCGCTTTCTCTGCATCACTTACTACCTGACTTGGAAAAGCGCTGTTTGTGTTAGTATATATACTCATTTAACTTATTATTTTTGATATTGAACCTTTGTTGTCGTACTTTTTAATTCCTAAATCAACCGGTAACGGTCTTTCTCTTTTAGGACCTGGCGTGTATCTATGCTTATTACATGCCATCAATGCTAAGCCTGAGCTTATAGATGCATCGTGTTTTGTTCTATTATTAATATTAAACTTTGCCCAATCTTCTAATGTTCTTTGGAAATATACATCTCCATATCCTGTTTCTTTGAGCCCTACAAATTCATTTACATATGTTTCTATAGCAGCCGCGTGAGCTTGTTTTATGTCTTCACTTGAGTTTGGTATACCACCTAGCTCTTTTTCTGTTACTGATAATTTGTTATATTTTCTATCTGGCCGGTTAATTGAATAGCCCCTATAGCCTCTTCGTTTAAAATGATATAACAATCTGGGTTTATTATTTTCAGCTAATATTGGCATACCATAAAATACGCAAGCCATTAATACATCTTCAAAAAATATTTCAGCAGTTTGAGGTCTGGCTATATATTCTAAAAAGAAATGATTAGGAGGCACATCCTCCATGCTAAACTTTGTTAAACCGTGAAGAGCGCCTTTCGACCCCCTACCGTCCACAGTGCCTGATATATCATATGGATCACAACCAAATGCTCCACAGTGCTCATTGCCAGGATAATTAGTACCATTTTTTATATATCTTT